TAAGTATGTTCACTGTGATATATGTAAAACTCCAGAAAAAGTTACTTCGTTAATCACCTCTAATGATAACTCAGTTATATGGTGGAGTAATGCTTTTCACACTGTAGGCGCTCAGTATTTAAGAGGAGTAGCAGGTGTTAAAGCTTGTTATGAGACTTGGTTAAAACAGATTGGTAATAAAAATCCTAATATATGGATCTTAGGTAAAGACTATTTAGATCGACCAATAGAAGGCAATAGATTAAAGGATTATTTAAATGCTTATAATAGCCAAGACTAAAATTACGAGTGATACCTCATGGTTAAACCAGTTAAATTTTAAAGGTCACGATGATTTAGATTTAGCAGGTAACGTAGATGCAGTATCAATTAAAAGTAATGATGGTGGTATTCATAGTTTTTATAGAAACAAACCTGTCGAAAACCCCGAAGATTTTAAATATACAAAATACTATAAATTATGTAAACCTTTAATAGATTATTTTGATTTTGAGACTACACGGGTTAGAGTACATAAACAAGAACCAGGACAAACCATCCCTATTCATACAGATGATAATAATATCAACGCGACAAGCAATGAAGATTTTAGACTTAGAGCAGTCACAGCGTTAACCGAAAGTGATGATTTTATTTATCAGTTTAATCTTGAAGGTTCTGTTGAACAATTTAGTCTTAAAAAAGGTGAAACAGTGTTGTTTGATCCTGATTTAGTAGGACATGGAATGATAAATAAATCAGAAACAGAAACTAGGTACTCATTAGTACAGATATTTAAAGCATACCCTGTCTCCCCTTGGTTAAAAGACTTTATCAACACGGAACAAACGGTAATTTTATGAATATTGACTTCGGAACTGCTTTCCACAAACCTAACGGAAACGCTGTAAAAGTAACAATAAACGAATTTAGAGACAAACTCTATCTACATATTAGAGAATACTCGATGGACGGAGATACAGGACAGTGGTATCCAACCAAATCAGGATTCTCAATTCCTGCAGACGAAGTAAGTTCTCTTGTCCCCCTATTAGAAGACGCAAGTGATGCGGTAGCTCAAAGATATATATGGAATACACAACTTGAGCTAGAATTGGAGCAAAAATGAGTGTAAAAGCTTGGAATGACGAACAAGAAGCAGAATTAATTAAACTATATAATGAAGAAGGTCAAAAAGACGTTCATGAATTAGCAAATCACTTCTCAAAAGGTTATAGAAGTGTTATAAGTAAGTTAGTTCAACTTAAAATTTACGAAAAACCTATTATTGAAGAAGATGATAAATCACTCACAGTTAAAGTTATGCTTCGTGAATTAGAAGACATACTAGAAATAGAAGTTGATGGAGTTAATCTTAATAAAAAAGAAAATCTTTCTAAACTTTTAACTGCAATCAAAAATAAGGTTGAATAATGGCTTCGAAAAAGAAAAATAAACTAAATAAAGTGCATATGGTGCCAGAAGGTGAGAGCCGTAATAGTGCATCATATCACTTTATTCATGCAAAAACTTTGAGCCAGCTCAGGGATGGTAAAAAGCTACGTATTCGTAGATACCACCCTGGTTTACGACAACACGTCTGGTTTGTAGAAACTAGAATGCCTCCCCACTCTAAATAGGTGATATGTAATGACTGAAAGACATGAAGAATATATGAAACGCCAAATGCGTGAGTTAGAAGAAATACCTGCTAAATTTCCACAACGTAAAAAAATATTTGAGTCTCCTGATAGGGGTAAGACCATATATGAACGCAATTTTGGTAATGCAGAACGCACTAAAGTCAAAGTAATTGAAACACCAAACTATAAGTATAATGAAGATTCTTTAATCAAGGAGTTTAAAGCTTATATTGACGGTACTTATAACCAACACTATTCTCGTGATAAATTTCAGGCAACAGAGTTTATTATGGATGGAGGGCATGGTACTGGGTTTTGTATTGGTAATGTCTTAAAGTATGCTCAAAGATATGGTAAAAAAGGCAGTAAAGAAGATGCTCGTAAAGATGTAATGAAAGTTCTTCACTATGCGTTACTTCAGCTTTATGTACACGACTCAGAAGATAATAAGTAAATTAAGACTTTCTTAATGCTTAATTTTCCGATATTATCTTTATATGAATTACAAAGAACTCAAACAAATTATCCAAAAGCATAATCAAGCTTATTATGATAACTCTGCGTCAATGATAACAGATGCAGAGTATGATCAGCTCTATGATAAACTTGAGAATATGGAAAAAGCCCAAGGTTGGCGCGATCACGATTCTCCTACTAAACACGTAGGCGGTGCTGCTGGCAAAGTTACTCATCCATACAAACTATACTCTCTCCGTAAAATATATGAAGGAGAAGAAGAATTAGAATCTTGGATGAATGTCAAACTCCCTAAAATTGATGGTACTAACTTAACATTAATTTACCGTAGAGGTAAATTGAAGATGGGATTAACTCGTGGTAATGGTGAACAAGGAACAGATGTTACACATCTTATAGGAATGTTAAAAGGCGCACCAACTAGAATTGATCTTGATTATGATGAAGTAGTAGTTAATGGTGAGTGTGTAACAGATAATAATGTTGAAAACTTTAGGAACTATGTATCTGGAGCTTTGGGTTTAGACAGTCCATCAGAGTTTGCTCAACGCAATATTAGATTTATCGCTCATGACTGGTTAGGCGTATCTATGGATTATGAGCCAAGAATGAAAATACTTAAAAACGCAGGATTTTTTACAGTTCTTGAAGACCAATCGTGGGATTACCCAAAAGATGGTATAGTGTATCGTTGTAACTCTTACGCTAAATCACAACAGTTAGGTTATACATCTAAGTACCCAAGGTTTGCAGTAGCTCTAAAACAACGAATGACTGAAATAGCAATCACAACCTTACAAGATGTACTATGGGTAGTAGGCCGTACAGGAACCGTTAATCCAACAGGTGTTGTAGAGCCTGTTGTTTTAGATGATGCAACTATATCTCGTGTTACTCTTCATAATATAGGTATTATTGAAGAACATAATCTTGGATTAGGTGATACAATTCAGATCGAACGTGCTGGGGGTGTGATACCTAAATTCATTGGAGTAGTACAACACTCTGAGCACAGAATAAAAGTTAATAAATATCATGCTGAACAGACCATTGGTATGCAGACAAAGAGAGATGGTCCTAGACTAATGGTAGCTGATAAGAATAATATAAATACATCAAAAGTTTTGGAGCATTTTATCAAAACTCTTGATATAAAAGGATTAGGTCCCGCTTCTGTTAAAAAGATGGGGCTTACACATCCAGTAGATCTTTTTGAAGATCAAAACTGGGATAAACTTGGAGCAAACGGCTCTAAGGTCGAAGCTGAGATAGAAAGAACTAAAACTAAACCTTATGATATTGTTCTTGCTTCCCTTGGTATATCTGGGGTTGGTAGACGAGCGGCTAAACTTATAGTCAGTAAGATTCCAGCTTTTAGAAATCTAAGAGACATAGAAACCACAGAAATAAAAGGTATAGGTCCTTCTACTGTTGAATCAGTTTTATCTTGGCTTGACGAAAACGAAGAGTGGGTAAATACTCTACCTCTTCAACTTGAACAGAATGTCACGGTTGAAGACGTTGTAGGAACTCCTGCTCGAAATGTGTGTATTACAGGTAAGCTGGATATGACACGCGGTGATCTAGGTGATCGCTTAGAAAAGTTTGGATTTAAAGTAACATCAACTGTCACTAAAGATTGTTATGCTCTTATTACTGGCGGTGATACAACATCATCTAAGTATAAGCGTGCTGTTACTCTTGGTATAACCATCATTGACTATTGGTCAAGCCAAAAAAATGTGTTATCTGGTGATTTTTAATAAAAAGAAAAAGAACCAGGATACCAAAATCCGTAACATTTCAGTTGCTTGTTATAAAGTTTTTCTGTAATATCTCTATATAAAGTCAAGAGAAAAACAAACTCTTGAAAATTCAACAAAACTTAAGTTCAAGGGGAACAAATACATGTCTAAGTTTGAATACACTGATGAAATGGTTACTCGCATGCACGACGTTGCAGGCTCAGGTGTAACCGAAGAAATTATCGAATCACTCATGGGTGAGTTCGATTTTCCACGTCGTTCTGTAACAGCTAAATTGCGTAAGCTGGGTTACGACGTACCTAAAAAGCCAGGTGCAGCTCCTGTCTTTTCTGCTGATGAGACTGATGCTCTTGCATCTTTCTTGGAAGCAAATTCTGGCAATCTGACTGCCGAAGAAATTGCTGACCAGTTTGCTGGTAGCAAGTTCACTGCGCGTCAGATCAATGGTAAAGCTCTATCACTGGAAATGACCTCGCATGTCAAGCCAGCTGAAAAGAAGATTACCCCACGTACCTACTCTGAGGACGAAGAAGCTAAGATCACTTCAATGGTCGAAGGCGGATCTTACCTTGAAGAAGTTGCAGACGCAATGGGTCGTTCTGTTAACTCTATCCGTGGCAAGTTGCTGTCAATGGGCCTCAAGGCTCCTCAGCGTGACAAAAAAGCTGTTAAGTCTGACCCATATGAGGGTATCGACGATATGCTCGATCAGACTGTTGAAGAGATCGCAACATCTTTCGACAAAACAGTCCGTGGTGTCAAAACA